CGGCGGCGTCAGGAAACAGCTTGTCAATCTCCTCCGATGTCTTTCTGGTACTTTCTAACATCGTCGCATTACCGCTTACGACAGCACTAACTTGGGCCGCAGAATTAGCTGTAACCGCTTCGGTGGCCAACTCCATGTTATTCTTGATGCTCTGGGCAACCGCGAAGAAATTCTTGCCAGTCTCCCGTTCGAAGAAGCCAGATACTGCGACGGCATCGGTCAGGTCGCCGCCCCAATCAACCAATAGCTGGCCCGTATCCTCAAGATTCTTCTTAGTTGCGAGAGCGAAAGACCGCATGGTGATTTCGTGGTTAATGCCCATCTCACGCCATGCTTTTTCTTCCTTACTGAAACTTTGAATGATCGCCGCCATGTCCGCTTCCCTTGAGGCCCGCAAATCTGCGCTTGCCTTAATCTTAGCGGTCAAGCTAGCCCGGAACGATTGCAAGTCCGCCTCTCGTCGTATTTCGGCCTCATTAGCCAGATTGACCTCATGCTGGGCATTCATCGTTGCGGCTTCCATAGAGCGTGCCGCCATATCTTCTGTTGACACTGCCATCAGTTCGTTCGAGTCTGCCGTTTTGTCTGCGGCGGTCTCTACAGTTGCCGCCGCTTCTTCCGTTACCCTGATAAGTTCCTGATTTGAAGCAATAACGTGCTCGGTTTTCCTGATACCTGCTTCCATAGTCTTAATATTTTCTTGGCTGGCCTTTGTTAATTTGCCCCAGCCCAGCATAACCTTCTGGAACCCTAGCCAAAGTTTCTGAATCTCGATCTCCAATTTTGCGGCTGTGATGGTCAGAAATCTCATAACTTTATCCCAGTTTTTCCAGAGGAGAATTATGCCAGCAACGGCGGCGGCGATCCCTAGAATAACTAGAGCTATCGTCCCCATGGAGATATTAAGAGCGATAAATGCCGCTTTCGCCCTCACAAGAACAGGTATCAATAAAAGTTTAGCCTTTCTCAATCCGTTTACAGCCGCCGCATAGCCAACCGTCCCCGAACCAAGCACCAGAAATATAGGTGCCAGCGTCGAAGCCTGCTGTATCAGTCCGCCATGCTCAAATGTTAAATCCTTCATTGCGGATGTAAGGTGATCCATCTGCGTCATGGAATCTGCGTATATTTTGGATTGTTCTTCCATGACAAGCCCGGATTCTCCGAGCTTTTGACGAAATTCCTCTAGCTCCGATGAGGTTATCCCCAAGTGGTCTATCACCCCGGCAAGTCCGGTCTCTGATTTCTCTAATGCTTCTCTAAATTCCTGCTGGGCGATACGGCCAGTGATACCCTTTGCTTCCATCGCGGCCAATAAAACCGCGACATCATCAACCGAGAGACCCATAGCCGCCAATTCTGGTGCCACCCTAGAGATGGTCATCAAAAATTGCTGTACGCTGGTGGTCGTTTCCATAGCGATTAAACCGAACGCTTTCAGCAGTTCGCCTTCCTGCCCTGCCCCGATTCCCAGAGACTTTAACGCCGTCGCCGAGAGTGCCATTTTTTCAGCACTTCCCTTAGTGGCGTCGCCAATCATATCCCAGAAGGTAGCATATTGTTTCAATGCTTCTCCGCTTTCCAAACCCGCTTTGGCTCCAGTAGTCATCAAATCAATGACTGATTGTAAGGGAAAGGTAGCGTTGCTAAGTTCTTTCACCATACTTCGGATTTCTTTCTCGGTGAACCCCGTTTGAAAGGCAAGTTGTCGGGTCGATTCGGTTAATTCCTGCTGATTCTTCGCAAGGACTTGAAGCCCCGCCCCGACTGCTATAAGGCTGACCCCAATCGCCTTGCTATGTTTCTCGAAAGTCGAACCGAGCCGACCCATATTGGTGCCGACTTTCTCAAGTTTGGCGGATACTTCATCCCGCGCCGTTAGCAGAACCGAGAGTGTTGTCGCGTCAGCCATCGCTTTCTACTGCCTCAATCATCTCTTTCCAAATCTTGACCTGTGACGGGTCTAATTTGCTGGCGTCTTGGTTGTGCTGATCCTGTGCGCTTTTGAGCAATCTAAATTCCATGATGTTCCGTAGGGTTGCCCAATCCTCGTTCTCAACCTCACTGGGCAAACACCCGAACGCCTCGCAGAGTATTCCGACGGTTACATAATTAGGCTGTGGCATGTCCCCTAAGAGGTAGCCCCCGACTTGGGTGAGTCTTTTTTTCTAGCGTCAGCGGATTCCCCCGACCCTGTAGCCGCCAAGAGCCACATCAATTCCTCGGATGATAACCGCTCCAATACATCGGGGCGGTTATAGGGCTGTTCCAACGGCTCACCCAGCAACCCCGTCCAATTCCATGCCACGATACGCCGGGATAATTCTTGGCACAGATCGGACAGATTCTTTCCCAGTTCCCCGGTCTCCCCCGTAGCGTTCTGCAATCGGGAAATCTGCATGACCTCGGACACGGTCATTACAGGTAATAGCTCTACCCATTCCCCCGTGTGGACGTAATAGGGGGTGCCAGCGTTGACTATCTCCCCATCTTCTATAACTTGCCCGATATTGATAGCACACTCATCAGACTGGGCTATGACTGTGGGGATTTTTGATTTTATCTTGCTGGGCTTCATTGAACCTCTCCTACCTTCTTAATCTTACCGGGTGGCTGTTCCTACCACCGGGGCATTGGAAACGCCTGTACGGGCAACTCAGGGCCATTGTAGCCCTGTTTAGCGAGGGTGAAGCCTCGCTAAACAGGGCTAATACCCAACCCTACCGCCCACAATTTAGGGTAATGCTAACCTCTGGTTGGCGCGGCGGCATCAAGGGCCGCTGATCCGCCATTGTGACGGAAACTGGCCGAATACGTTATTGGCCCGCCAACGGTGCTACTTATTGAGTAGCTGGTCACGATGGCGAAACCATTGTATCCAGTGCTTCCATCTGGTTCGAAGTCCCATTCTTCGCCTTCTAACCCTAGCTCCCCAAATATGGTTGCGTCACCCTGCGAGGACGCCAGATCAGCGAACCCACTGATGTCAATGGTTGCCGTTGGTTTGCCCGCTAGGAAATTCTGGTAAGCGTCCGAGAACGCGGTAACGTCAGCCTCTGGAACGCTGAAGTTCAGCGTTACTGAACTAAGCTCGTCCTCTAGGGCTACGCCGTCAAATGAAAAATCTGCGTCTTTGCCGTGTGTTCGTGCCATAATTCCTCCTTACGATACCGCTCTAGTCGTAGAGCCTGAGCATTGGAAACTCGCGCTGTAGGTCGCCGCATCTCCCACTGGTAGAGAGATGGAATAACTGCTACAGATAGCCCCGGTTAGTCCGCTGGCGGTGCAGGTGTATTCCGGGCTATTGGTATCTGGCCCCGCGCCGTCTGGATCGTACACCAAAGTTTTAGGCCCGCTGGTCAATGTGATGTGGTCGAATATCGTAGCGTCCCCGCCGCCAGAAAATGAAGCGTCCAGAGACCCCGAAACGTCAAAAGTAACGCTCTTTTTCCCTGCCAGAAAATTCTGGTAAGCGTCCGAGAACGCAGTAACGTCAGCCTCGGCAACCGTGGCATTCATGGTAATGCTGTTTAGCTCGTCCTCAATCGCTACCCCATTGAACGAAAAATTACTATCCTTCCCGTGTGTCCTAGCCATACAACCCCCTTATGTCACAAAGTACCCAAAACTGACGTAATTCTTGAACGTGCGGCTCCCTGTGCCAGATGACTGAATCTGCACTCGAAACCAAGATTCAACTCCCGCTTGCCCGGTAGCAGACGCAGTAAGAAACGAAACTCCAGTGCTATGCGTTATCGTGCCGAAGTTGATTGCCGTGGTAGGGCTTCCCCAAGTGTCATTATTCTCGCTCTGGATTTCGAGGGCAATCGTGTTACTGCCGGAGCCGCCCATCTCCACCATGCGCCAGACACCGAAAATCGTGTTGGTTGCCGCTATCGTCCCCAGATTGTACCCCGTCCCATTAACAACGACTGTAGAACCGTTACAGGTTATCGTATTGGCGGCAAGTATACGAGAACGGAATGGTGCGCTGGCTCCCTGCCAAGTGACATTGCAAGCTATGGCGTCCCCGATGGTGGAGACTCTGGGCGATGCGCTGATAATGGTTGCGCCCTCGTAGCCGACAATCCCGTCACTGAGGCCGCCCGGATATACCCCGACCCGTCGGGCCGTGGCGGTTAAATCGGTGAACATTTCACCGTCGTAATTCGGGCTGGCCGTTGACCAGAGACCATTGACATCAATGGTGTAAGTCGGCTTCCCTTGGATGAAGGTCATGTCCGAATCGGCAAATGCCGTTACATCTGCGGGAGC